CAGCAGGTCAAAATGCTGATGAGTTAGCTGCTTTGGCAGCAACTGCAGAGATGGCGGCTGCGAATGTTGTTGGTGCTCCATTGGATGAAAGTTCGTATGAAACAGGACCTGATGGTGTAAAATACGCCAAGTCCACAGCGAACATTGCCGGGAGTGGCCCAAATGCGTCTCCAGTGACAATGGTGACGCCAAAGGCGGATGTGGATTTGTTACCCAAGTGTATACTCTGTGGAGAGTTTTACGCTAGTGGGGATGATTTCATAATTCATTCGTCGAGATGTAAGCCACCCAAACCACAGAGAAAAGGACTCATGTCAAAAATTTCTGCAGCCGCGAATGAAGTGGCATCGACAACGAAAGTTGGATTTGATGCAGCGGCATACAGAGCTAAGAATGCAGGAAAGGAAGCATGGAAAGGTCTCGAAAGTATGTGGGAGAAAACGGAGAAAGGGTCAAAAGCCGCATGGCGAGAGGTAAAAGCGAAAGCTGAATCTTCAAGTCCATGGAAAATGGCAGTGTTGGCCCTCGTTGTTTGTGTCTTTCTCGCAGTCGGAATTTACTGGATTGCGCGTGTGGCTGCACCTGCAGCAGATGATAAAAAGAAAAAGAAAGGAAAGAAACTCAAACAAGAACAAGAGGATGTTGAGAGTAGTGATGATGAAAAACAAAAAGAAGTTGCAAAGAAATATTGCAAAGTTTGTGACCGTGAAATCAACAAACATCAGTGGGCAGAACATGTCGCTGGTGTTCCTCATGAGAAAGAAAAGAGACGCGCCATTCCGTCAGGGGGTGGACGCGGTCAACGTGGAAACAAGAAAAATGCTGGGCAGCACTTGCATGATGATAAAGATGTAAAATCTTATGTGCGAGGAAAGCGCCGTGGGCATCACGTTGATGACCAAACAGTAACTTACATCGGTAAGAAGGTTAAAGGTGGAGTGAGAACGGTGAAGCGTCGGGATGATGATTATCCCGAGTCAGGAAAATTACCTGCCTGTGATAAAGGACAGGAATGTGACGATGTGACTTCAGATCACCGCGCCAAGTTCTTTCATCGTTTACCACGGTGTAGTTACGGTGTCAAATGTAGTAAAACAGATGTTCCACATTTGACTCGTTTTTGGCATCCGCAAAAGCAGGATGTTGGAAAAGCTCCAGCGAAGGTTGCAGAGAAAAAACCAAAGGTTTTTAAGTTCAAATCTGAATTGTTTAGACGAAGTCATGAAGAGTATGAAGCGTGTAAGGAAAAACTTTTGGGTCAAGAGGCTGCAATTAAGCCGGAAGCATTGTTTGGAAAACGTCGTCAGAAACCAACGCGTGCGTTGGTTTTGATTAGATCAAAATATGGTGAAGTTAACGGCACAGTGGTAGTAAATAAGACAGGAGTACCATTTTGTGTGTGCGTCGATCACGTATTTTCTGATGACGATAATCAGAACCGAGATGAAGGTTTTGAGATGTTTATGATCGGGGGCAAACAAATAATGAAAGCAAAATCGTTTGCTGAATGTAAGGCCGACAAAATTGCTGATGACCTGGTAAGGATTCCCCTTCCGGCTAATATTTCTATTGATGGAAAATTAGTGAGCACCGCTCAGTTAATTCCGCACTTAATTATGCGCCGACCCGATTCAAATTCGGAGGAAGTGTACAATCATGCTGTTGTGCCTGGTGACCGTGAAGTTACTTTGGCGCAAGGACGCGCGTATGATCGTTTTCATTCGTGTCCAACAGTAGAAGGATGTTGTTCCTCACCCATAATATCTGCAAAAGATGATAAAGTAATTGGCTTTCATCAGGGAGCGTTACCTCAGGAAAAATTGAATGTATTTATTCCTGTTACTGCTGATATTATGCGAAAATTTGATTTAAACTAGAGGGGCACGCACATATAGACCTCACTCCATTGGAGCGTATGTGCGACCAATATTGGAATCTATTATTATCAGATTACTATGTTGGATCCAAGCCCTCACCCTCAGGTCATCCCCA